CGCCCAGAACAGAGATGAGCGCACAGTGTCGCCGGCCATCGCCGTGACCATGTCGCGCAGGACATTCCATGGGTCTTCGGTGCACTCGAATTCGCCGTTGATGGTATAGCGCGGCTCGCCCGTGATGCGCAGCACATGCGAACCGGTGCCGGGCCCGAGGATATCGATGGCGATCTGGGCCCGCGCGTTGGCGAGGGACGTGCACGCCCCGCCGGTCGTGCCGCGCGGCTGATTGGCGCACCAATAATACGTGGCGCCGGCCGTCAGTCCCGTGCCGGCAAGAGAGCCGGTCGTCAGAATCTGGAACTGGGTACCGTTGCGCAGGCTGGCAGCGAACGTCGACACGGCAAGGGCATTCGCCGACATGTCGAGGAAGACGTCCATGTCCTTCTGCGCGCGGGGCACGATCTCGTCGCAGGCATTCGCGGCGGCGATCAGGAGATCGGCGTCGACATATCCCGCGAAGCCATAACGCGATTTCAACCACCAGGCGATGCACAGCGCCGCGTTGTCCGTCCATCCGGTGGTGTAGGGCGAGGTCCCGTAGCGCGGATCCTCGATCTGATTGTTGGCGAACACGATGAACGTGACGTTGGGAACGCCGATCGGAAAGAGGTCGGGATTGCGCTTCAGTCGGACGTAGACCTTGGCGCAGCCCGTCTGCCGGTGCGCATCCGTCCATTTGCTCGGATACGCCGCTTTCAGCGCTGCATGAAACGCGGCGTCACCGGCCGTCGTGCCGTTGGCAAAAATCGCCGTGACATGATCGGCATATCGACCCGTCGCGTTGCCGCTTCCATCAAGATCGACCAGCTCCTCTCCGAACCACATTTCCCGAAGGCCCTGAAACGAGTGGCCCGACAGCGTGTAAACGATGTCGAGATATTTTGGGTCGGTGCCGGTTGTCTCGAGAAACGTGATCTTGCCGCCGATCCGGACGGCGCCGAAGCAGATGCGATGGGCCCCGATCGCCTCGCGTGTGGAAACCGTCCGGTCAAGATTGGGCGCATCGACACCGCCGCCGCCCTTCGGCCGCTTCGCCGTGGCCATGCTGACGACGGAATAGGCGAGCGATGCCAGCATCAGCGCCGTCGACAACACGAAGGTCGTTGAGACCGCCGCATACGCGGCGACAACAGCGACGGCAGCGATGGCCGGCGGCATTAACCCACCCGCCAGGCCGCATGCGCGCGGCTGACCGGATAGGCGACAAGCCCACCATTCCACGCCGCCACCAGCACGTGCATCCCGTCGAAGTCGACCAAGCCCAGGGCTGACCGCATACCAGCCGGCGTGTCCACATCCAGCAGCACGACATCTCCGCGCTGGGCCAGACGATGCGACAGGAGCGGTTCGCCCAGCGCGCGCGTTGCAACGGCGGCCAGGCCGCCGCCGGTAACCTCTATCATCACCGCCGTCGCGCTCGTCTCGTCGTGGTAGCGGCCGCGGAAGGGCGTGCTGAAATCGACGCCGGTCATGGCCAAGATGCCCGCCGCGACCTGCATTGCACAGTCGGTCTGAGACCATACGAACGCGCTTGATCGGGCGCGCTCGAAATGCGCGGCCAGCCGCGTCGGCCAGTCCTCGAACCTGGTCACCATGTCAGCTGTTGATCCTGCAGCAGCGGAACGTAATCGAACCCGATATCCGTCGGGTCGATCAGCTTCTGGTCCTCCGTCGTGTAATAGAAGACCCGACGACGCTGATCGATGAACTCGGTCTCGGCGCTCACGGTGATGACGGCGCCCTCCGGCAGGTCTTCGAGAGTGACCGTGTCGGTCTTGCCGTTGTAAAGCTGGATCGGGTCGGCGATCAGACGGAAGGTGTCGTCGAGGAAGCCCATCCAGACCAGCGCCGGCAGCCCTTGCCGGATCAGCTGGGCCGCAGCGATCTGCCCCGCCGGCACGCCGGAAAGGGTGAAACGGATGCCGACCGCCCGCAGATCGGTTGACTCCGTGATCGGGCTGATGCCGCCAAACACACCGACGCCGGCAAACGTCAAGCCCCCCCAGCTGAGCTCTCCGACGCCGTTCCATGCGCGGACCCACCCGCCCGTGGTCTCGATGGCGACAAAGAACGCAGGACGTTTGACGTTCGCGGCGACCGCGGCAATCACGCCCGCCGATGCCGAGCGCGTCATGGCACGCTCATGGCGTCAAAGGTGAGACCCCAGAATCTCAGCGTGTCGATCGACCAGCCGTTGCGATTCTGGCTCATCCGAAACAAACCTTTCGCATCGTTGAACGTCACGGCCGACCCATCGGCGGGCTCGATCTGGATGCGGGGCCAGACGGTCAGCGTGACGCGACCGGTGCCCGGCACCGTCGCGTCGTCGAGGGCCTTGTAAAGACGTGTCGAGGTGGTGCTGCCGATCGACAGGTAATCGCCCGTCTTGATCGTCGCGCCGCTGGTGAGACCGCGCAGCGGCAACTGATCGCCGCGCAGCAGAGTGACGGTCGGACTGCCGGCGACATCGACCACGGGCGAGCCGGCCCATGTGCCGCGCGGCACGAAGGCAAAAGAGTCTCCGATCAGGAACGTGCCCTCGCGCCCGTTCAGCTTCAGCATCCACGCCGCCACCTGCTCGGCATTGGCGCGTTCGAGCGGCGGGCAGGTGATCGAGGCCATCCAGCGCTGCCCCTGATGCACCTGCACCTCCGGCAGGAAGCTGTACGGCGATTCGCTGACCGCGACGGCGGTGTCGAAGCCGAATTGCTGAAGCTGGACGCGGAACGGCGTCGGCAACGCCAGCGGATACGTCTGCGTCATCCCATGACCTCGCGCATCCGCCCGCCGCGGCCGGTCTCGCCCAGCAGCGTCGCCACAACGCGCGGCTCGATCGAGGCATTGAGACGGCGGACCTCGCGCATCAGGGCATTGACCGCCTCGACAGACGCCCCGCGTAGATCCGGATAGACGTTGATGGTCTGGCCACCGCCAAGACGCTGGCTTTCCGCGTTCGAGAACACTCGCTCGCCGCCGCGAAACTTCACCAGTTCGGGCCCCGCCTCGCCAACGACCGCCCATCCGGGCGGCGCGTTCGGCGTCCCGTCGGCGAAGGCCCCGGCGCCGGCATTCATCATCTCGAAGGCGGCGTCGCTGCTGGCGCCGGCGCCGCCGACAAGGGCATTCGGGCCGCCGCTGTTACCGAAGATGGATCCGAACAGATCGCCCCACATGCTGCCGGTGCCGCCGGTCGGATTGTTCTGTCCGAAGGCCCAATTCTTGAACGGGTTGATCAGCGACAGCTTGATTGCTTCCTGCTGCAGCTCCACCAGCACCCCGCGGCCGATGCTGCCCATGTCGATAAAGCCGTCCTTGCCGCGCGTGGTCGCATCCGTGATGGAACCGCCAATGCGATCGAAGGCACGGTCGGTGAAGTTCGCCAGTTCCTGCGCTTCGGCACCCGTGCGCTCCATCGTTCGGTTGGCTTCGACATTGCGCGCGGCGAGTTTGCGCGCGGCCTCGATCTCCTCCCCATACAGCGGAATTCCTGCGGCCCGGTACTGGTTGCGGATGCGGATGAATTCCGCCTCGACCTCATAGGCGCGCTGGCTTTCCGCGAGCGCGCGCGTCAGCGCCTGGGTATCGTCATATTCGCGCTGGAGCGACAGCTCGATCTTGGCGCGTTCGCCGAGAATCGCGTCGCTGCGCTCCCTCGCCGCTATTCGCGCCTCATCATCGGCCGCCGACGAGGCGATTGCCGCCTGGTGATACATTTCGGCGGCGCGGCTGGCCGCCATCAAAGCATCGGTCTGTTCCTGCACCGCCACCGCCGCGTTGATCTGCGTGGTGTTCCAGACGCGTTGACCCTTCTCATCGACCTCGCGCTCAAGTCGGACGCGCAGCAGCGCTGCACCCACCTTGTCGATGGAATCGCGCTGAGTTTCCAGACCGGCCATCAACTGCCGCTCGCGATTGCCGACCAGCGCGCTGCCCGTTCCCGCCGGGGCGGCAGCCGCCGCCGGGCCCTCCTGGACGGGCGGATTTGGGATCTTGGCCGCCTGCTCGCGCGCCTTGGCGATCAGGTCGTTGACGCGTTTTTCCTGCGCGTCGATCTCACGCTTCAGGGTTTCGACTTCGCCCTTTTCGCCGGCGGAGCGGGGATTGTCACCAAACGACGCCAGCTCTTTGCGAAGATCGAGGAGCCGCTTGTTTTCCCTGACGATCTGTTCCGACAGCGAGGGCCCGCTCAGGATGGCATTCCAGCCGCGCGCCGCGCTTTCGATCGCCGGCGCCAGCCGCGACACCAGCGTCTGCGCCAGCGCGTTGACCTGGAAGTTCATGCGCGCGATCGCGTCCGAGGCGCCGTCGGCCTTGCGGATGGCGTCGGCATCGAGCCGCAGCCCGACTTCATCCAGTGCATTGGCAAAGCCCTGGATGGTGGTCTGGCCGGAGCCGAAGATCGTCAGGACGCGCTGGAACCCCTTGCCCATCAGGTCGGTGCCACGTGCCGCCGCGACGCTACGGTCGCCGGTCTGGGCGATGCGGTCGGAAAACGCCAGCAGCAGATCGTCGATCGAGGCCCCGCTGGCCACCAGCTGCTCGAACCCGCCGCCGAGGGCCCGCACCGCGCGCACCGCCGTGTCGCTGCCGTCGCGCGCGTCGCCGATCGTCTTGGTGAATCTGGCGATCGAGGTCTGCAGCTCCTCAGTCGTGACGCCCGACTGCGCCGCCGCGAACTGATAGGTCTGCAGGCTGTCGGTGCTGATGCCCAGCTGCTCGGCGAGCTCGCCCAGCCCGCCGGCGGCATCGAGCGCGCGCTTGCCGAAGCCGATCAGCGCGCCGACCCCCAGCGAGACGCCGAAGACGCCGGCCGCCCGGGTGGCCAGCGAGAAGGCATTGCTGACCGCGCCGATGCCCAGGCGCATCTGGGCCGTCGCCGAATTCATCGCCGCCGACGCTTTCCCCATGTCGGCGGAGAAGGCGGCGGTGTTGGCTTTCAGCTCGACAATCAGATCGCCGATCTTGGCGGCCATCGACTATCCCCTCTTGCGCTTGGGCGGGCGCGCGGCCGCCTTGCGCGCGGCGTCGCGATCGGCCGGTCGAACGATGGTGAAGCCGGCAAAGCCGCTCTTGATCTGGGCTGCGACATCCGGCGGCGGCGGCGTCGGCCCGGCCAGCAGCTCGGGAAAGAAGTCCGACGATTTGAGCGGGTCGAGGCCCTTCTTCAGGTTCCCCGAGAAATTGGCCACCGTGGCGGCGATCTTGCCGGCACGATAGGCCTCGAACTCAGCGCCGAACGGCTCGATGTTGTAGAACGCCATCCACTCGACCAGCTCGGCCGGGCTCAGGCTGGCGTCGAGCTCGGCGAGGGTCCGGCCGAGGGCAAGGGCGAGCCGGAAGCGGAAGCGGCGGCCGGGCCGCTCGCGGAGTTTTTTTCCGCACTCCGCACGGCATCGATCCCAAAGCCGTTGAGCTCGAACGCCACCGCGAACACCCGCATGATCGCCGCGGAGCCCTTGGCCTCAAGAGTGGCGACATCGTCGGGCCCGAACAGGCGCCGCCCTTCCTCGTCGACCACGCAGGCAATGACGAGGTTCACGGTCGAATGCAGGCCCTTGGACAGGAATTTCTGCATCTCGAACGCTTCGCGATCGACGATCGGCAGGGTGCGCACGCGCACGCTGCCGCCCCATTCCGGCACGGCGACCTCGCGCGTCGGCAGATCCGACGCCGCGAGGATCGCGTCTCTGGTGAGAAGCCCCATGATCAGATATGCATCACGGGGCCGGTGATCTCGACGGTGAGCGTCGCCGCGATCTTGTCGTTGACCTGACCGTTGATCTTGTGGCCGATCGCATAGCCCTGGAACTGCAGGATCTCGCCGTTGACGAACGTGATCTTGTAGTCGCGGATCTGCTGCGATGCGCGCGCGGCCAGGAACGCGTCCTGGCCGGCATCGCCCGACAGGTAGTTGACGTTGAAATTGATCTGGCCTTCGTCGGGCAGGCCCATCAGCTTCTCGATTGCCGTCGAGCGCGAATGCGTCGCGTCGATGACTTTGGCCTGGCCACCCGGGCCGTCGATGCCGGTGACCTCGCCCAAGGTCACATAGCTGGTCGGCGAGATCTCGGTGCCGATCTGGAACTGAGTGCCCTGAAAGGAAATCGCGCTCGTGGTCATCTGTCCTTACTCCTCAAAAATAATGGTGAAGTCCCCGCTCCGCGTGAAGATGGTCTCGTCGCCCTTGGAGCGCTCGGGCTCGTCGAGATCGATGGGCCCGGAGGTCAGCAGGCAGGAGCGAATCACCACCCCGCCTTGCGTGCCGGCAAAAGTGTCGATCTGCCGGCGCACACGGTCGAACAGGTCGATGGCCTCGGTGTAGGACAGCGCGACAGCCTTCACCATCACCCGGGGGTGGCCGAAGCCCGACGGCCCCAGCGAGGTCGGCCAGCGATCGCCGCCGCCGACGAGCTGATAGCTAAGAAACGGATAGTCGGCCGATGGCGGAGCCACCAGCGGGTACACGCTGGCCGGGTTTTTCCCCGCGGCCGTCATCGCGGCGCCCAGCAGCGAGCGCAGGGCCGGCTCGATCATCGCCGCAACCCCGCCAGGCGCTCGGCCGCGCGCTCGACGCGCTTGCCCAGGGCGAGGCCGATCTTGGCCAGGGCCGCCTCCCGGCTCGCCTCCCAGGCCGGCCGGAACCATGGCCGCGCCGCCATGAAGCGGGTGCCGAACTCCAGCATGAAACCGTAGAACGCGGCCCCCGTGCCCACGGCGATGGTGACCGAGGCCGTGCCCGCGCGCACGACGCCGCGGCGGATATTGGCCCGGAGATAGCCCGGCAGCCGGCCCTTGCCGCCCTTGCCGATCGCCTTGGGCGTGGGGTCGACCCGCACCGGGGCGGCGTCCTGCACCGCGCGGCGCACGATATTGGCGCCCTCCATCACGGCACCGGTCAATTCCTTGCGCGCGATCTCGACCGGCAATTGCCGCAGCACGCGGTCGAGCTCCGCTGCGCCCTTGATCTGGACGGTGACGCTCATGCCGCGCGCCGCTGCAGCCAGCGCCCATGGGCGCGGCGGAGATGGTCGGCGGTATCGTCGGCCCAGACATGGATCTGGTTGCGGGCACTGCCAGGCAGCTGCGAGCCGCGCAGGAAGCCCATCGCATCGTGGTAATACCATTCGTGCTCGCGCACGAAGATGGTGCAGGGCAGCCCCGCCAGCAGGCAGAGATAGGCCGGGCCGTTGGTGACGAAATAATTCATCTCTGCCCCGGCATAGATCGCCAGCCGCTCGGCGAGCGACAGCGGCGCATCGTCGTAATCCTCGATCACCAGCGCGCCGATCGTCTGCGCGAAGTCGCGCCAGGCGGCGGCGTTGGAATTGCGCGCCGGCACGCGCGCGGTGTTGCGCAGCGTGACGGTGTAGACGAAACGGCCGCGCGCGGCCGGCACCTGCAGCGGTGGCCAGCGGTGGCCATCATTGACCCAGGCCACGAACTCGCGGAAATTCTTGCCGGCCATACGCACGCCGTCGCGGCCCTCGCTCATCGGCAGGCCGAGCAGCGCGGGGCCGGGCTTGAGAATGCTCTCGTAGCGGCGCAGCAGGACGTCGTGCGGGTATTTCTCGGTGCCGGTCGGCGGCACGTTGAAGACGATCTCGCTGGCACCGGCCGCCTTGGCCATCACCAGCCAGGGAAAGAAGTTGAAGCTCGCGACGTCGCGCGCCAGGTCATAGAGCGCCTTCATGTCCGCCGCACCGCAACCATCTGCACGAACCCGCCGCCGCGCACCGGGTCCTTCGCGGGCAGGATCTCGACCGATAGCCCGTGGCGCATCGCCAGCGCCTGCACCAGCATGTTGCAGCCGAAGCGCATCAGGTCGATCCCCTGTCCGGTCTCGTCCGGCGTGTAATAATCGTCGAGCACGATGTACGGGCAATGCGCCAGGCTGTGATAATCCGAGGCGATGGTCGCGATCGAATGCCCGCCGTCGATAAAGGCAAAGTCCGGATAGAACATCCGGCCGACCAGCGTGTCGCGGGTGTTGCCCTTGACCAGATGGATCTGCACCGCCTTTCCGGCGGCGAAGGCCTGCAGCCGGTCCTGCACCTCGGCAGCGCTGAAATGGCGCTTGACGTTGGATTCCGCTTCATCGGTTTCCGCCGTCGCGGTCTCGAACAGGTCGAAGCCGGTATATTCAACATGCGGGCGGTGCTGCAGCGCCGCCGCGATCATCTGCTCGGCGCGCGCGCCGTTCCAGGTGCCGATCTCGACCAGGCGCGAGGGCAGCGCCTTCGCGATCTCGCTGTCAAGCTGTGCGTATCTCTGCGCCAAGCACGGCCTCCAGATTCTCAATGACGGTTTGCGGGGCGATGGCGTCCATGGCGGCCGCGCAATGCGCGCAGGGCGTGCGCCAGCCGCAGGCCTGCCCGCCGGTGAAGATATTGCGATGGATGTCGTAGCCGGTGCTCGCGGGCGAGATATAGCCGCCGAAGATGACGACGCCCGGAATGGTCAGCGCCGCCGCCGCGTGATGCAATCCGCCCTCCGGACCGACATAGGCGCGGGCGCGCGACAGACATGCGAAGGCCTGGCGCATGTGCCGGGTGCGCAGCGGCCGCACGCCCCGCAGCAACGGTCGCCCATAATCGAACTGCACCCAGGGCAGGTCCGGCCGCGCCGCGACGACGGCCTGATAGCGGGCAAAGCCCCAATCCTTGTTGACCGGCGCGCCCGGCTTGATATGCGGCTCGATGACGACGAAGTCCCGAGCGCCACTTTGCGCCAGGGCCCGCTCATCTGGCCCGAAATAGATTTCTCCCGGCACCGCGCGCCACGACGTCCACGACCAGCGCTCGGCCGTCGATTTGACCGGGCAGGCATAGGGTCGGCGCGAGCGGCCCATGCCGAGGTCATAGCGCTGATGCGGCCGGCCGCGCCGCATGTCGTCGATCGAGGCGAAGCGCGGGTTATGATCCCACGCCCAATGAAAATACGGCGCCCCGCGGCGATAGACCCCGACCGGGCGCGGATCGCGCTGCTGCAGCAGCCGCGCCTCGCCGGAGAGCATCAGCTCGTCGCCTGCGCCCATGTCGCGAAAGCGCTGGCGATGGTGCTGAAATTGTCGGGCTTCCAGATCAGGCGCTGGTCGGGCCGCGCCCAGGGCAATTGGTCGCCCTCCTTCAGCCCGAGGAAGTCATAATGCTTGCGCCAGTTCTCGCCCTGGCCCGCCCCGAATTGCAGGATCGGCGCGCCGGTGTACCAGCACAGCGCCGCCGGCCCGTTGCACACCATCAGGTTCATCGCTGCGCGCTTGTATAACGCAGCCCGCAGGTCGACCGAGGGCGCGACCGGGTTGCACGGACACAGCAACAGCTCCTTGCCCGCATCCTCGATCCAGACCACCCTGTATTTCTGCTCGACCAGCAGATCCGAGAACGGCCACCATGCCGTGCTGCTGTTTCGTGCAGGATCGTTGGTTTCGCGGATCGTGATGGTCACGATCCTGGCCGGGTCCTCGCCAAACCAGTTGTCGACGAACCGAACCGCTTGCGCGCTGGGCGACAGCATGGGAATGACACGCCCCGCCCGGCTCGCTGCGATGATCTCCCGCGCGTGGTGGTCGAAGGTCGTTTTGATCTCGCCGCGTTCCGGCAGCACCGTCACCGTGGCGCCGGCGAGCTGGCAGAGCGGCAGGACGATGTTCCACAGCCGCCAGCGCGTCTCGGCCTCGTCATAGCCGCCCCAATGCCGCGCGAAGCCACCCAGGCCGCCGGTGTGGGGGTGGATATTGACATGCAGGCGTTCGGCGCCCTGATCCTCTTTCCACATCAGCGCCTTGACCAGCCAGATGGCGAAGTCATAGGACACCGGCCCCTTGGCGAGATCGTAATCAGCGGCGACGACGCTAGCCTTGTGCAAAGGCGCGAAGTCGTGGGCTTCGTAGCCAACAACCGGAAACGATCCTGGCAACCAGATGTTCACTTGCGGAAGACTCCCAGCCACTCGCCCCGAGCACCCGGCCCTTCGAAGATCAGCCGGAACTCCTGCAGCAGCCGGCCGCGCAGATCGTAGGGCACAAACTTCGAGCGCTTGTCCTTGATGATCTCTGCGGAGCGCACCACCACGATTTCACCGGCGAAGGTGAGCGCGCGCTCGACAAGCCTGCCGATGTCCTCCACCTTGTGGAAGATCGACAGCGCCAGGACGATGTCATAGCGCGGCAGCAGCGCCTGCGGATTGGCGGCGAGCCAATCATCCCAATGGCCGAGGTCGCAAACATGCAGGTTGACTGGCAGGTCGCGGCAGAGCTCGCGGCCGATCGTAATCTCGCCGCCGATGATCGACAGCCCGTCGACCCGCTCGGCCCCGCGACGCGCGAACTCGCGGCTGATCAGCCCTTCGGCGCAGCCGAGGTCCAGCACGCTCGCGCCCCCCGCTGACGCCAGCACGGTCTCCAGTCCGGTCAGCTGCTCCGCCAGTGTGCGATATCCCTTGCCGGGTCCCACGCCCTGGAACCAGCCTTGCGTATAGCCTTCGAGATGCATCAATGCCCCGCCAGAACTTTGCCCATGATGTCGCGTTCGACCGGCCCTTCGGCGCCGTCGCCAGCCAGGACGATGCGATGCTTGAGAAACCACCAATGCCGCGGATGCGCGCGCTTGGCCCAGTGCAGCACGTCCGCCACATCCGCGCGCGGATGCACCTTGAAGCGGCGATCGTCCTGCGTCATCGACACCATCGCGAACTCGGTCCGGTCGGTGACGACATGAATTTCGTGCTCGGCGTAATTGTCGGCAAGCCCGGCATCGATCGTGACACCGGGCTGCAGCGGCCGGTCCTTGCGGCACGCCAGCGGATGCAGATGAAACGCCCGCAGCACCAGCCCGCCGCCCTCGCGGAAATGCAGGCCCGACGAGGATGTCGCGCGCGCCGGCCACACCGTGTCGTAGAGCATCGGGTGAAACTGCCGCACGCCGAACGCGGCCAGAACAGCCGCCGGCTTGCCGATCGGACAATCCTGCGCCTCGAGCACGCGCGTGCCCGCGCACATCAGCAGGGACTTGCCGCCATCAAAGTGCTTCGCGATCACCGCGATCATCTCGCGCGAGACGATCGTGTCGGCGTTCAGCAGAATGACCGTCTCGCCCAGTTCCGCCAGCGCCAAGGCCTCGGCATGGCATTTGCCGAACACCTGATAATGAGACTCGCCCGTCGGCAGCGGCCGCACGTCCGGGATCTCGATAGGCACCGTCTCGATGATATCGGCCGGCCGATCGGTATGCACCACGATGCGGGGTTTCGCCTTGGCATGACGCAGGGCGGCACTAATCGCTGGCCAGGTGTATGTGCGGAACATCCGGTGATACCAGTCGCCCCAGACCGGCACGGAAATGATCATGCAATGCCCAAAGCGCGGGCGCAGGTGCCATCGCGCATCTCGTCGAGCGTCCACTGGTTGGCGGCCAGCCGCGCCGCCCAGTCGGGACGCGTGTCCGGCAGATACGGGTCCTCGATCAGGTTGACCTCCTGGCGCGCCAGTGGCGCCGCCGCGCTGATCGGGTGGCAGAACACCGGCACGCCGGCGATCAGCGCCTCAACCGCGACATTGCTGTTGAACGTCACCACCGCGTGGCAATCCTTGAGATCGGCGGCCAGCGGCACGGCGGTTCCGCCGATGGGCTTAAGACGGATCCGGATTTCGCGATCGGTGCGGCGGGCCAGAATTTGCGTGACACTGGTCAGCCATTCGGCGCGGTTCAGACCCAGATGCTCGGCCGACACGGACGAGGGCGGACAGACCAACACATGCCGGCCCGAGAGCCGCCAGGGCTTGATCTCGATCCCCAGGCGGCGCAGGCGGTCGTGATCGGGCGGACCGCTGTCGATATACTGGTAAGCGTTGCGCGTGACCCGGAAGAATCCGTCATAGTGGCCGGGGCGGAAATACCCGTTGTCGAGATAGATCCACTCCCTCTGTTCCCGCTGCGCTTGGCGCAGCAGCGGACCCGTCCCGCGCAGGATGCCGTACACCGCGACGCCGCCGCCGCGCAGTGTATCCGGCGGCGCCACCGGCAGGCCTGCGCCAGCGGCGAAGGCGCCGAGCACTGTTTTTGAGTGAACGTGCCCGGTGCAGTAACAGGTGATGTCCTTCACGCCGCTTCGCGATCCAGGCCCAGCAGCCGCCGGAACGGCGCGCCGCTGGCGATCTCGTCCACCCGCCACTGCGCCCAAGCCATCCGTTCGAGGTGGGGGCGCCGATCGCCGCGCCACGGCGTTTCGATCTCGCGCAGGTCGCGCTTGGCCGCCCCCGACAGGATCCAGTGCGGGGCGGCGTAGAACACCGGCACGCCGGCGATGATCGCCTTGACGGCGGCACCGCTCGCCCAGGTCACGACCGCCCAGCAATCTTCTAGGTCTTCCTCGAGCGACATCGCCGGCACCGGCCCGTTGCGGGTCTCCGGATGCGGGCGGAGGCTGACCGGGCGACCGGTAATCTGCTTCAGACGCCGCATCACGTCTTCTGCCCAGCCGTGCGGGCTGGCCATCTCGC